TAATGATTATTTTACTATTGTTGGGGGAACCACTTATGACGATTGGTTTTTACCATCTGTACTGGAATGGCAAGAGATAGGACTTAATATAAATTTAAATGGATTAAGTGCATCTTTAATTAATCTTAGTAATGGCCCTTATTGGACTTCAACTCTACATCATATATGTAATCATACAAATCATGCTACTCAATATCCCTATGCTACAGGAAATCCATATACTGCTATGGCATATGATTCTGTAAGTGGATATTCTGCTCCAAGCTCTGGTAATCCGATTTCATGGAGAGTACCCAAAAATTTTGATCTTAATGTACGAGCGATGAGAAGATTTGAGTGTCCAGTTCCTGCTGTTGTTAGTCCTTGTTATGAAATAGGGGATATAGGACCCGCAGGTGGAATTATTTTTAGTGTTCCTAATCATTCACATACTACTATAGCACTTACTAATACTACAAATTTCTTTTATGAAGTTATGACATCTGATATTAAAGCAAGTGCAGCTTCATATAATTCGGCTCCCCTTACAGGTTGTGCAGCAACTGGTACTGCTATTCAATGGAGTAGTTATACAGGAGCAGAGTTTGGGGGTAAAGATGTTGTTATAGGTACAAGTCTTATGTGGGGAGAGGGGCCTAATAATACTAATTTAATAGATGCATTGCCGTCAGGTGGAAGTATTACACCTCCTAATCCTGTGTATGATGTGAATACAATAGCAGCAGAACAATGTAATTCTTTAATACATAATACTTTTACAGATTGGTTTTTACCTTCTGCTGTGGAGTTAGGAGTAATGATAAGTGAATGCATAGGGCTAAGTGGAAATCCTGCAAATTTATCTACTAGTGCTGGAACTTTATCAGGAAATACTGCAGTTACACCTTGGTATCAAGATGAGTATTGGAGTTCTAGCGAGGTACCAGGATTTACAGGACCTAATAGTACAACTCAGGGACTATCTATAAATACCACATTACCTATACAATTTAGAGCTACTGAAAAATGTCATACTAGAAATGTAAGAGCAGTTAGACGATTTTCTTGTACGCCTACTCCTTGTAGTGGAATAAATTGTATTGATTATAATTATAGGGACGGATGGTATACATCTCCGGGTGCTTTTGCTTCTGCGGGTTATTGTACCCCTCCTTTTTATACGAATACGGCTCATCAAGGATGTCCTGGTAATGTAGGGCAACAAGTAACTGCTACTTATCCTGTTTATGGACCAACAAGTAATCCGCCTGTTGCTAGAGGAGATTCTGTAATAGGACGTCCATATTTGCAGTTTTATATAAGTAATTATGATGCATTAGGAAATCATTATCTTGAAAACGATTGGAGTGATGATAGTATAGGGTACACAATTACAGTCTGGGATAGAAATTATAACTTTTTAGGACAGTGGTATTATGATACTTATTACTATGAATCAGGAATTGTTCAAACATCTGGAAATTATACAAAATATAATATAGCAACAGCAAGTTATTCTAAAATTTATATGACAGATGTTACACATATAGCTGGTCCTGATCCTTTTTTAGTTTATGCTGCAGGTTCTAATACTAATCCTTTTTCAAATGGTGCAAATTATTCAACTTCACAATGCTATTTTAAAATAGAATGTGCAGCTACAGTTGTAAATACTTTTGCACAAGCTACTAATGCTACTATTTGGGGAAATGTTGCTATTCCATCTCCAAATGGTACATATCAAATGCCTAGTAAATGTATATATCATCCTTTAGGACAGCGATCACCTGGAATTCAATATACTCCACCTGGTGGAGGTCAAGCTGGATATTATTGTTTCCCGTGGTATGCTCAAGTAAATCTTGATTCTATTGTACCAGGAACAATGCATCCGGATAGAGCAACTTGTCGTAATACTAATGTTCCTTGTGGAATACCGTGTTGTGGAAGTGGAATTTCTGTTCTTTTAAATAGTGGGGGTATTGAATCTAGTGGAGGTGAGAAGGAGATTGGGAATTTTGATAGAGGTAAAGGTGATAAAGAATCAACAATAAACAATTTAGAAGATTTAGGAGACTCTTTTATCCCAATTATAACAGAAGAATAATATGAGTAGAGAAATGGATCTTCTTAAACACGCTGTAGCTTCTGGTCAAAGTTATAATGAAGTGCTACAATTAGATTTACAAGAAGCTAATACTTCTAATGAAAGGGAACAAGGTTTGATAAATACTCCTGCAAATACTGCAATGACTTTTCCTAATTCTACAGGTTCTTTTACTACGAAAGGAATGAATAAGAATCTTAATATTTCTAAATTTGATAATCAAGGAAATATAGTTCAATCTTATAGATCTGTACCTCCAGGTATTGATAATTTACCAATGGGAAATAAAGTTGGGACAGTTATAGAAACTCCATCTCAATATCAAAAAGGGGGATTTGTTAATAAATATCAAAAACCTAAAAAAGAAAAATATCCTACACAAAAAGATATTGATGAGTTTCATGCATTAAATGCAAGTAATTATAGAGATGAGGCATTATATAACCAAGGTAATGCATTAGTAGATCAGGCTAATTTTTTAATTAAACATGACGTTGATATGTGGAGACCAGATGTATCAAAATATGAGAAGAGAAATCCACTTAAGAATTGTTGGTATGATAATACTTGTGTAGAAGCTGTAAAAAAAGGATATGAATGGTCTGGATATGAATCAGGAATACCAGAAGATGTTTATGATAACAAGACTTTTTTAAAGAACTATAAAGAATATGGGTTTGAAGAAATAGAGAGTACAGATACAAAGGATCTTATACCAGGTGATGTTCTACAATATTATACTGAGGCAAGAACAATAGATATTAGGGAGTTTAGCTGGCTAGAGAGAAAAATTATGAAATTCCCAGATGGTGACGTGCTAACTGTGGAAGAAAATCCATTTCATATGGGTATATATGTTGGAAATGGTAAATACTTTGGTGATGGATCAGATGATGAACCTTTAAACATAAGTAATATTTCTGTAGATGAGGAAGGAAATAAGAAACCTTCATTTAGAGTTTTTAGAAAAACTAATCCAACTAAGATAAAGCGTCAATATGGAGGATTTGTTAATAAATATCAAGAAGGTGGATTTGCTACATATGATTCTTGGGAAGAAGGAGCTAAAGCAAATCCTCAAAGTGAGATATGGCAAGGTAAACCTAATCCTTATGCAAAATTCTCTAAACCTATAATGTCTCCTATAGATTATGCTATTGGTGCTACAACGCTTGCTCCATTAAAATTCTTTAGTTGGATGACTGCTTTAGATGTAGCTGCTAATCCTTTTATAGGACTTAAATCTATTGGTAAAAAAACTCTTAAGAAAAAAATAACTCAAGAAATTGATCTTACTCCAATGGCAAATCGACTAGATGAAATGAATGCAGCACTTGAGAAAAGTCTTAAAAATGCGGGCAGTAAAGCAGAAAAAGAAGTAGCTTTAGAACAATGGGCTAAAAATAATTTAGATGAGATTACAGAAATGAGGAAGGTGACTGATAAAATGCCAAAAAATATCATTGATTCAAGAATATTAAAAAAACTTAATAAAATAGATCCACAAGGAGGAAGTCAAATTACAAAAACAGATTTAATAGTAACAAAAGATCCAAAAACTGGTGAAGTAATTAAATTTCATGGAATATCTCCAACTCCAGGTAAAATTACTTCAAGTGAGATAGAAAAGAATTTACCTTATAATTTAACTAATTGGAGTAAGGATCCTGGTACTCTATGGATGACAGCTAAATTGCCAAGACAACCAGCTAAGGTAAAATATGGCCCTTGGAAAAATCAAAAAGGTGGTTTTGTTAATAAATATCAAGGTCCTGTTCAAACATCAGAAGTAACTGAACCTGATCAAAAACTTTATACTTTTACTATACCTGCTACTGATATTGTAGCAAAAAGAGTTACTGATCTTGATGATGCTATAAAAAAAGTAGTAAGTTTTGAAGATAAAAAAGATCATAGATCAATAGCGCAATTATTGAAGATGACAGCTTTTATGGAGAACCGATATGGAAAAGATAAGAATGCATATAATAGAGACTATACAAATTCTATGATGTCTATTGATCCTATAATGCTAAATCATCTTTTTGATAAACCTATAAATGAGAAAGGTGTAAAACAGAGACATACAAAAACACAGAAAAAATGGTTTAAAAGATTAGAAGATTTAGGATTACCTACAGATAAAGTAGAGTTTCAAGAATTATTGCGTAAAGATGATCCTTTAGCTGCAGTTGTTGCGGCTAGAATGGTTTATGCAAAATCTCCTAAAGCATTACCAAAATTTGGAGATGTTGATGAAATGTTTAATATTTATTATAAAGATTATAATAGAACTGATAAACATCAAAGTAGAAAAAAGAAATTGAATAGATTTGAATCTGGATGGGAAAATTTATTTCCATTTAAGATTCCTATGAAATATAATTTAAATAACTAAAAATAAGTGTTATATAATAAAGTTATTTATAAAAATAAATACACACTAGGAAAAACTAAATATTAATATTAAATTTGTATAATTATGGATGCAACAAAAAATGAAAAACTAAACTTTGACGACATATCTTTTGAAGATGTGATCGGAGATGGGATTGAAACAAGTGCCGAAGAAAAAAGTACTGAAGATATTCCAGAAAAAACTACAACAGATGAAAAGCCTGTTGAAATTACCGATTCTGAATTAGAATTAGATTCGGATGCGGAAGCAAAAGAATCAGATGATTCTAAAGAAGATGCTGTAGAATTAGAAACTAAAGTAGATTCTGAAAAACAAGAAGAATCAGAAGAAAAAGAAGAAGAGAAGTCAGATACTAATACAGATTCTACAGTTATAGGAGAGGTACTTTCATCATTAGGATTTGAAGGAGAGTCTGAATATGAGGATACTGCAGAAGGTCTGACAGAAATGACTAAAGATGTAGCTAATAAATTGGCAGAAGAGCAATTAGATATGATTATGAATAAATTCCCATTAGTTAAACAACATTTACAATATGTAATGTCTGGGGGAGAGTCTCAAAATTTTATGCAAGTTCATGATCCTAATCAGGATTATTCAAAAATAGATTTAGTAGAAGAGGATATTGCAATGCAGAAAATGTTAGTGGGAAATTATTTTAAAAGTAAAGGACATGATACTGAATTTATAAAAGAAATGATTGAAGATTATAATGATTCTGGAAAGTTATATGATAAAGCGGAATTAGCTAAAACTTCTTTACATAAGTTACAGGTTGAGAATAGAGAACATCTAATGAAAGAACAAGAGACAAATTTTAAAACCCAACAAAAAGAAGAAAAAAAATTATGGGAGGATGTTTATACTACTATTCAAGATTCTAAAGAATTTAACGGTATAACTATTCCAAGTAGAGAAAAAAATAAATTCTTTCAATATATATCTGCTCCGGTAGATAAACAAGGAAGAACGCAAAGTGTGCTCGATGCGCAGAATACTGATATGCAAACTAGATTATTTATGGATTACTTAATATTTAAGAAATTTGATTTAGGTAAAATAGTTAATTCAAAAGTTAAAAGCTCTAAAGCTGCTGACTTAAAATCTAGAATTAAGACGCATACTAAATCTGTTAAGAACGCTACTAAAGCAGAAAAAAGACAAACTGATTTCAATATAGACGACTTAGATCTGTCATTTGGAATGTAGTTTTTAGCCCTTAACTAGGGAGATAGGGCCCCTAATAATAATAATTGGAAAAAATGCAAGTATTAAAAACATTTTATAACGATACGCA